TCTGCACAAATGGTTGAGTTGGCTCAAAAGCAAACTGCTGCCGCTCAAGTTGAAGCCAAGCCTTTGTCTGCTGCTGAAGAGTTCGTTAAGTCTGAGCAATTCAAGCAACTGGCTGCTGGCAACGTGCAACGCGCTCGCTTTGAAGTTAAGAACACCGTCACCTCCGGCTCGACAACCGTGTTCCCAGATCAAAAGCCTGGCATCATCCCTGGCAACTTTGCCCCAATCAGCATCCGAGCTGCATTGACCAGCATCTCCGTGTCTACCAACATGGTAAACGCATTGCGTGAAGCTAGCTGGACAAACTCTGCCGCTGAAGCGTCTCAAGGCGCAGCAAAAGCAGAGTCAGACGTGACTTTTGAGCAATACAACGTGCCAATCACGACTGTTGCTCATTGGATCAAGATCAGCAATCAGTTGTTGGCCGATGCTCCTGCTGTTGTGGCATACATCGAAACTCGCTTGCGCGATGGTTTGGCTCAACGTGTTGACGCCCAATTATTGAACGGCAACGGCACTAGCCCCAACCTGTCTGGCTTGACAGACAGCGGTAACTTCACTGCTTACACAGCTACCAGCGACGACTTGCTCTCCGACGCAATCAATCGCGCTAAGTACGCCTTGTGGGCAACTGGTAACGCACCAGACACTGTTATCGTTAACCCTGCTGACTGGGGCGCATTGGAGCGCACTCGCGAAGGCGCTGGTACAGGTCAATACTTGTACGGCTTGCCTGGTATGTCTGCTGGCATGAACCCATTCGGCGTGAATGTGATCTTGTCAAACAACATGGCTTCTGGCAAGTTCCTGATTGGCGCTCTGCGCAGCTCTGCTGTGTTGTATAACCGCAGCGGCGCTGTGATTGAGATGGGCTTCGTTTCTGACGACTTCACCAAGAACTTGATCACAATCCGCGCGGAAGAGCGACTCGGCCTTGGTACTGAGCGCCCATCCGGCATCTTGTACGGTAACTTCAGTGCATAAGCATATTTACTTACAAAAGTAAATTTTAAAGACCCTCTTCGGAGGGTCTTTTTATTTGTAAAATCAGTTCATGAAACAAGCGAAGACTTGCTCATGCTGCAAAATTGAAAAACCATTAAATGACTACTACGAAGTCAAAAGAAAAACTCCGCTTGTTAGAAATATAAAGACAGACAACAGGAAGGCAATGTGCAAGCAGTGCTACGTAGACAGGGCTAAGCAATGGTCTTGCGAGAACAAGGACAAAAGAAAAGAAATCGCAAAAAGATACGACTCAAAAAATGTTGAGGTACGTAAGAAGAGGTTAGCAGAGTATAGAAAAAGGCCAGAAGTGAAGGCTCGTATGAGTGAGTGGACAAGGGCTAATTCAGTCAGATACCTGCGAGAACGCCGTCAGTCAGATCCTTTGTTTGCCTTCAAAATAAAGACAAGAAACCTGATAAGAAAAGCGTTTGACAGGAATGGCTTTACCAAGCGAAGCAAGTCAAACGACATCCTTGGCTGCTCATGGCCAGAACTCGTCACCCACATCGAAAGGCAATTCAAAGAAGGTATGACGTGGCAGAACCGTGGCGAGTGGCATATAGACCACATCATCCCACTAGCGACAGCAACTTGTGAAGATGACATAATCCGTCTCAACCACTTTACAAACCTTCGGCCACTATGGGCTGAAGAAAACCTTCGCAAAAGCGATAAATTGGAGTTCATTTTATGAAAATCGTTATCACCTCGAAAAAGCCAATCATGGCTGTTGGCTACGGCCGTCTCCCAGCTGGCGTGCCTGTTGAAGTAAATGACTCGTTGGCCAAGTTTTTCATTGAGCGCGGTGAAGCTGTGCGCATGGAAACAAAGGAGGCAATGGATCGCCCTTTAGTGGACGATGGCGAGGAGGCACAGTCGTCGTCCTTGCCAGTGGGCCAAGCCTCACAAGAGGAGACATCGAGCGAGTCAGAAGCTGGCGAGCCAGAGAAGAAAGTCAGCAAGACTGGACGCAAGGCCAAAAAGCAGTAATCGTTGCCAACACCACATTCAGAGCTGCGCCTTGGGCTGATGCTCTGTTTGCTCTTGATGAGCCATGGTGGTCGTTGCATCTTGATGAAGTGAATCGTGACTTCGTTGGCCAGAGGTTCTGCACGAACAATCTGCCAGCGAAGTACATGACGACATACCTAAATCCTGCGAAATTCAACGCCTATGGAAATTCTGGCGCTGGCGGCGTGTCTTTGGCGCTTTTTGGCGATGCTGAGCGTGTAATCATGCTTGGGTTTGATTGTCAACACACAGACGGCAAGGCTCACTGGCACGGAAACCACCCAAGAGGGCTCGCAAATGCGAAACAGATAGACAGGTGGCCTGCGCTGTTTAAACGGCTCAGAGATGACCATCCTGACGCTGAAATCATCAATGCAAGCCGAGTGACGGCGCTTGATATGTTTCCGAGAAAAAATCTTGAGGATCTGCTGTGAGAATTTGCGTTTTGAGAAGCGGCAAAGAGTACGGGCCAAAGCACGTACAGTGGCTTGCGCGGCAGGTTCCTGATTTGGTTTGCCTGTCGGATGTCGAGGTAGAGGGTGTGCACACCATAAGGCTGAAGCACAACTGGCCAGGCTGGTGGGCGAAGATGGAGCTGTTCCGCCCTGACATTGAGGACGACCTGCTGTTTTTCGACCTTGATACGGTTGTTTTGGGTGGGATTGAGCAGCTTGAGTCGCTCGAACACACAACCCTGCTTAGTGACTTTTACAAACCCAATTTGCCAGCGTCCGGCTTGATGTTGATCAAGAATCGCGACAAAGACAGGGTTTGGTCTGACTGGATGGAAAACCCAGAGGCGCACATGAAGCGCTGCGTCACTCGCGAGCACTGGGGTGATCAGGGTTATTTGCGTGACGTTTTGCCGTGCAAGCGCTGGCAACTTGAATTGCCGAACAAGATCTTTAGCTACAAGGCGCATTCCTTGAAAACCATTCCAGCAGGCGCAAGCGTGATCTGCTTTCATGGCAACCCGCGCCCATGGGATGTCAAAAAGAGTTGGATTCCTGAGCTTTGAAAGGTAAACTCTGGGCATGAGTAATACGAACTTTCCTTTCTGGCAGGGCTTAAAGAAGCTCCTCGTTGACCGAGGGGATGGAACGCACGCCGAGCGCGTTGAGGCTTACCCGCCAGTAAAGTTGATGACTAACAATGATGGTCAGTATTCAAGACTTAGAGTTGATGACGCCAAAACGTGTTTTTTCTCTGGTTGCGAGTACAGAACTTTTCAGGAATTTACGATTCCGGCCGGAGCTGTTGTAACAATCAGGGCAACTGTTAACGTCAACATCATTTTGTTCAATACGAACTTGTCAGTTGACGCTGGCGTGATTAGGCTTGACTTGTATGTTGGCGGATCTGCTGCCGGCCCGTGGACTGCGATGCCTGTAATTCGCAAAAACACCATGTCCGTAACTCCGGTAATAGCCAGTCAGGTGTCGCTGCATTACGATGGAGCCTACACGCCAGGCACGATGATTGATAGAACTAGAATTTCGTCATTAAGCCTCGGCGGAACTGGTAATTCCGTCTCATCAGATCAGGGGTCTGAGCGCGGCGTTGGTGCTGGCACTTATTACTACACGCTTACAAACGAAGGAAACCAGTCATCAAAGGTTATCTTCAAAGGATATTGGGAAGAAAGACCATGAGCATCACAACACTAGCGCAGGCGAAACTGCACCTTCGCGTTGATCACAGCGACGAAGACACTCTGATTCAAATCTATTTGGATGGTTGCGAAAAAGCCGTCTCGATGTACTTGAACCGCACGCTGTACGAGTCATCAGCAGGAAGCGATCTGGATGGCCTCGTGATGAACGATGCAGTCAAGAGCGCTGTGTTGCTTCAGGTCGGCAACCTGTACGCGAACCGCGAGGCATCCGTGCAGCCAATGCGATCAGCTATTGTCGAATTGCCGTTTGGCGTCAAGTGGTTGCTTGATCCATTTCGCATCAACATGGGGATGTAAATGCAAGCAGGTAGCCTAAAAAATCGCGTGACGATTCAGCAGCAGTCGGCTACTCAGGATGAGATTGGCCAGCCAGTCAACACTTGGACGACGTTTGCAACCGTGTGGGCTGAGATTCGCCACAAAAGCGGCATGGAGTCGATCAAATCTGGCGAGGTGACATCAACAGTAAAGGCCAGCATTCGCGTTCGCTACAAAGCCGGTGTGACGGCTGCTATGCGCGTTGTGCATGGCTCGGTGACATATCAGATCCAATCAGTTTTGCGCGATGTCGCAAACAAGGACTACATGGATCTGGTTTGCGAGGTATACGGTGGCTAAAGGAGCAAACACGGTTACGTATCGTTTAGATACGTCAGGCGTGAATGAGCTCTTGGCGAACCTTGGTGAAATTGGCAAAGAGATTGTTCGTCCAGTAGCTCAGGCTGGCGCTGAAGTGATCTACGAGGAAGCAAAGCGCCTAGCCGGTAGAAGCGCGAGCCCTCACTTTTTCTATGGAACGTCATGGAAGAAAAAGAGCGGCAGCAAAGCTGGCAGAACAAGATTTGAGCCAGGCAACTTGCAAAAGGCAATCTATCAGGTCTACTCAAAAGACAACTCAACAGAAACCAAGGCCACCTACCATGTGAGCTGGAACTTCACAAAAGCTCCGTATGGCTTGTTTGTTGAGTATGGATTAAACCCATTTGCACCAGACAGAAAGCCATTTCTGCGCCCAGCTCTGATTAACAAATACCAGCAAGCCGTCGAAGCCATGACGGCCGTTGTAAAGAAGAAAGTCGGTGAACTATGAGTCTCGAATCAAACGTCTACACGGTACTGAAAACTGTGTGCGATAACGTCTACCCAGACTTCGCTCCAGAGAACACAGCTCGCCCGTTTATCACTTGGAATCAGATCGGCGGCACGTCAATCAAACCACTTGGCAAGTCGGTTCCAAATATGCGCGAGGCCGTGATCCAGATCAACGTCTGGGCAGAAACAAGGCTTGGCGCATCTCAATTGATCTTGGCCGCAGATTCTGCGTTGCGTACATCGACTCTGTTTGCTGCGCAGGCATCAGCAGAATTGGTTTCAGTTGCAGACCAAGAGACTGGATTGCGCGGCGCAATTCAGGACTTCGTTATTCGCGATTTGCGGTAGACTTAAAGCGCGACGGCCCGATGTACCACCATCGAGCCGCCACTTCTCAATCATTGCCAATAGGGGTAGCAACAGCATGAGCAACTTCAAATTCTACACATACGCGCACTACAAGGCCGATACAAAAGAAATTTTTTATATCGGCAAAGGTAGCGGGAGGCGAGCTTACGACTCATCACAGAGATCTAAGTTCTGGAAGAGTGTCGTAGCCAAACACGGTTTTTCAGTTGAAATACTTGCCTCTTGGTATTGCGAAAAAGACGCCTTTTCGCATGAAAAATTTTTGATAGAAACTTTCAGGTCGATGGGTTTTCGTTTGTGCAATATGACAGACGGAGGAGAAGGCGTCTCTGGCTATAAGATGGATGAGCAGACTCTAAAGAGAAGATCAGCAGCAATATGGCTTGCCAATCAAAATCCGGATTCAAAAAGAAGAAAGTCAGAGTCGATAAGCAGAGCGCTAAAAGGCAAAAAGTTTTCCGAAGATAGAAAGAAGATGATGTCAGAACAAAGGAAAGGTAAACCCCTTTCTGATGCTCATAGACTTTCTTTGATTGGCAAGATAATCACAGAATCACACAGGAAGTCTCTGTCTGAGGCAAATGCAAGACCGGATGTAAAAAAGAAAAGAAGAGAAGCAATATCAAAAGCAATGAAGAATGTCGTTAAAACAGACGAGCACAGAAGAAAATTATCGGAGTCAGCAAGATTGGCTTGGGCAAGAATCAAGGCAGACAAAGCGCTTGCATCATTAAATAAAGATGATCTAGAATCTAGCTAGAAAAGATTCTCTTTTCGTGGTGCGTCTAAAGCGCGTTTCGTCCGGCCGGACAAATTCAAAAAGGAATACTTATGGCCTACTTTTTCCCTGAAGGTTCAAAATTTTATTTTTCGCAAGACTTCGCGTCTGCAAAAACAATTACCGCGTTGTCCAACGCATCAACAGCTGTGGCAACCGCTACTTCACACGGCTTCTCGGATGGTGATGAGATCATCTTGACATCCGGCTGGGAGGACGCTACGGACACCGCGTATAAGGTCGACTCGTTGACTGCTGATACATTCGGCGTTACTGGTTTGAACTCAACCGACACTGACTTCTACTCAGCTGGCGGTGGCGTTGGTAGCGCACAAAAAGTGTCTAGCTGGACTGAAATCCCTCAAGTGTTGACCATCGCCACTTCTGGCGGCGACGCTCGCTTCACGACCATCAGCCCAATCGCTCGTCGTAACTCGATCAACATCCCAACTGGTTTCAACGCCACCAGCATCACGCTGACTTTGGGTCACGATCCAGCCAACGCAAACTACCAAACCATGCTCGACATCAGCCGCACTTTGTCTAAAGTCGCGTTCAAGATGGTCTTGTCTGGTGGCGCTGTGACCTACGGTTACGGCTACATGAGCGTGTCTGAGGCTCCATCTTTGAACGTCAACCAAGCAAACAGCGTCACTGCTGCCTTGACTTTGTTGGGTCGTTCTATATCCTACGCGAGCTGATACAACGTATCTCAGAGAAGCCACCTTCGGGTGGCTTTTTTGTTTTTGTGAATGTCACAACTGAAAAGTTTTTGGAATACAATGGGTGAACCAAATGATCTGCTTGACAGCTCTTCTACTGGCATTTTCAACACCCAAAGGAAACATCCAAATGGCAAAAATCGTACTTGGCTCACGCCCTAAAAACTTCAAAGCAATCGTCAACATCCCAATGCTTGAAGGTGGCGAAGGCTCTATCGAGATGAGCTACGTGTACCGCACGCGCACAGAGTTCGGCAAAATGATCGACACACTGATGGACGACGCTGGCGTTGCACCGGCGGGATCTGGCGAGGAAGAGCAAAAGTTCTCACTGGCAGATGCGCTGGAAAAAACAAAAGAAACCAACGCCGACTACATCATGAAGGTCGCTGACGGTTGGAATTTGGACATCGAGTTCAGCCGCCGCGCTGTTGCTCAACTGTGCGACGAGCTCCCAGCTGCCGCCATGGCCATCATGAATACTTACCGCTCAGCCATTACTGAAGGCCGTCTGGGAAACTAAGACGGGTCGCTTCGGCGTTATACACACCAGAGCCGAAAGACAAACCCAGAAACGGGTTTGATCTTTCTGGTCTGATGGCGTCTCAAACAGTTGAAGTTTGGCCCGAAAACTGGCAAACTGTAGACCTGTTTATCGCGGTTGCTACACAGTGGCGTATTGCGATGGGTGGGCCGACAGGATTGGACTACAACGTCCTATTCCGCATGATTGATAATCTCGGCTTGCCATCGAACGACTGGAAGGTTGCATTCGATGACATTCGTGTAATGGAATCGGCGGCATTGGAATCAATGCGCCAAGCAAACAGTTAGGTGCTGCATGGCTAAAGGCGAATCAAACAATCCAAAAATTAACATTGAGATGGGCGTTGACGCCTCTGGTGTTAAGGACGGAACGAAGGTAGCGAAAGACTCTATCAACGAGCTGTCGCAAGCCTTAGACCAGCAAAGCAAAAAGGCTACTGAGTCATTCAACAAGACTCAGGAAGCCGCCGATCAAACCGGCGTTGGCATCAAGAAGGTCATTCAGGAGCAAAAGAAGCTCGCTGATGAGGCCGAAAAGGTTGCCAAGCGCCAAGAACGCGCCACAAACAGCATTATTGCAGCCGTCCAACGCTCTACAGCAGAGCTTGAGGCTGGCGGCAAGGGTACGGCCGCATACCAGCAGAAAATCGCTGAGCAGCGAGGCGCAGACCTGACGAAGCTGGAACCATACCTGGCCAAGCTGCGCGAAATTGAAAAAGCCAACGAATCCGTAAATGGATCTCTTGGCAAGGGCAACAAGCAGCTCAACGAATTTGGCATGACAGCCAAGGCTACGGCCGCTGCTTTGCGTCAGGTTCCAGCTCAGTTCACCGACATTGTGGTTTCACTGCAAGGCGGTCAAGCTCCATTGACTGTGCTGTTGCAACAAGGTGGCCAGCTCAAGGATATTTTCGGCAGCGCAGGATTGGCTGCGCGAGCGCTTGGCGGTTACATCGCAGGATTGGTGAATCCGTTCACCGCAGCTGCTGCTGCAATCGGAATCTTGGGCTACGGCTACATGAAGGGCGCGGCCGAGAATGAGGCTTTCAACAAGACATTGATCTTGACCGGCAACGCGGCAGGCACGACAGCTCTTGAGTTGAGTAAGATGGCCGCAAGCCTTGACAAAGGCGCAATCACACAAAGCCGTGCGGCCGAGGTTCTGAATGCTTTTGCACAGTCTGGCAAGATTGGAAAAGAGAATTTTGAACGGTTCACCAAGGCTGCGATTGAGTTTGAAAAAGCTGGCGGAGACTCTGTAGACAAGGTCATCAAAAACTTTGAAGATCTTGGCAAAGCTCCGTTGCAGGCTTCAATGAAGCTGACTGAGTCAACAAACTACCTGACTCGATCTGTCTATGCGCAAATTAAGGCGCTTGAAGAGCAGGGTAAGACAACAGAAGCTGCCAAGGTCGCTCAGGATGCTTACTCGGCATCCCTTGAGGGCGCGACGCCGAAGCTGGTTGCAAACATTGGTCTGATCGAAAGCTCTTGGAAGTCACTCAAAGAGTCGACAGTCGGCGCACTGGCTGGCCTGCGTGATGGCCTTCTTGACATCGGCCGACCAGACGCAGAGCTTAACAAGCTGCGTGAGCAATTGGCTAACAAGCAAGGGTACCTGAAGTCTCTTGAAGGTCGCCAAGGCTCAGAGCTTGCCGGTCGAGAAATTGAAGACTTGAAGGCTCGCATTAAGCTGCAAGAAGATTTCCTTGGTATCACCAAAGACATCGCAGATGCAGAGGCTAAGCGAATCAAAAATCAGCAAGAGTCAGCGGCAATCGGTCTTGGAGAGAAGGCCAAGTCGTTTTACTCGGATGAGAAAAAGCGCGAAGTGGAGCGTGCGCAAGCTGACGCAGCCAAGGAAAAGGCTCTTACCGGCCTAACCAAAGGAACCGCAGAGTACAACGCAGTTCTGCGCGATTACGAGACAGTCATCGCTGGCATCAATCGTGGTGCTGGCAAGGAATACGCAGACTCGATCAACAGCCAAATCTCAGCCGTTCAAGCTCGCATTAAGTCAGAGAAAGAGATGCTGTCGCGTATTCAGGAACGCGGGAAGTTTGCCGACAAGGTTACAGAGGGTGAGCGCGAGGCTGCGCGTGTTTCAGAGCAGATAGCTAATGCAAAAAATGCAGGAGAGATTGAGCTTCTAAAGAAGTTGGAAAAGCAATACGTGTTGCTTGGAGAGACTCAAAAGAAAACTCAAGCAGAAACTGTCACAGCCAATGCGCAAGAAGCCTTAGCGAACGCAAAAGAAACCGCAAAGGTATACGAAAACGAGTTGCAACTTTCTGGACTGACAGCAATTGAGCGTCAGAAAATTCTTGCCACTCGTGCAGTTGATTTGAAGTACGCAAAGCAGATTCGCGAGATCGAGCAGAAATCTCTTGATGACGATGAGCGCAAAGCTAACCTGAAGATCATTGACGAAGCAAAGACAATCGAAAAGTCTGCTGCTATCAACAAGGTCATCCAAGATGATTTTGCAAAAACATCGGAGCAAATCAACCAGTCTTTGACTGATGCTTTGATGCGAGGATTCGAGAGCGGAAAGGGCTTCGGCACAAACCTCAAAGACACGCTTGAGAATATGTTTAAGACGATGATTCTTCGTCCGACTATTTCGGCGATCATCGCTCCGCTTGGTGGCGGCATCATGTCTTTGTTCTCTGGTGGAGCGCAAGCGGCCGGAGCTAGTGCTGGCGGCGCAGGCGCAAGCTCTTCGTCATTGAGCTTTGCAAACGGAATGTCGACTTACCAGATGCTCAGCGGAATCAAGACAGTTTTGACGGACGGCGTCGCTTCTGCCATTGCACAGGGATTTGGAGCTGTTGCATCAACCAGCGCTGGTCAGTCGCTTGGATTGGCCACTCAGGCAGCAGGCCCAGCCACAGCATCAGGTCAGGGTTCTTACGCGCTGACTCAGAGCGGCCTAGCCACACAGCAGGCGCTGACTGTGGCTGGCAATGCCATTGCTGCCTACGCGATGAGCAAGGCAATCAGCGGTGAATATAAGATCGGAAACGGCAAGCTGATGGACATTGCCACAGTTGTCGGTTCTGCATACATTGGCCCTCTGGCTGGCGTTGTTTCCGGCATCATCAACCGTGCGTTTGGCATGGGTTCTGTTCGCACGACTGGCTCCGGCATCTCTGGCACGCTGTCTACGCAATCTGGCGCTGACGTGCAGAACTTCCAAGACTGGTCTCAGTCTGGCGGCTGGTTCCGATCAAGCCGATCTGGTACGAACTTTAGTGCAGTCGCCTCAGAGTTGGATCGCTTCCTTGATTCGTCTGTGAAAAACATCGCAGAATCGACTCGCGACTACGCGAAGTCGATTGGTGCTGGTGCGAGCTCGATCGACAACTACAGCAAGTCGATCAAAATCAGCTTGGCTGGCTTGGATGCTACAGCTCAGGGTAAGGCGATTGAAGACGCTCTTGGCGCATTCTCTGAGGATCTCGCCAAGCGAATCATCAAAGACAACGCATTTGCATTCTTCGATGGCTGGTTCGTTCCAGTCAAGAAAGAAGGAGAGACTGCGACTCAGACACTGATCCGATTGAGCGATAGCCTTGGATCTGTCAACTCTGCGCTGAAATTGTTCAACGATGACCTGCTATCCATCTCGGTGCAGTCATCAGTCGCCGCAAGCAACCTGATTGATGTATTCGGTGGTGTTGAAAACTTCCGCAACCAAACATCGGCCTACTACGAGGCATTCTTCTCTGATCTGGAGAAAAATGCGCAAGTTGCAAAGGCGCTCAAAGACGGCTTCGGTTCAATTGGCTTGGCCATTCCAAAGAGCGTCGAGCAATACAAGCAACTCGTCAATGCTCAGAATTTGAACACCGATGCTGGCCAGAAGACCTATGCGGCATTGATTTCCCTTGCGCCAGCATTCGATGCTGTGACAAAGGCAAGTCAGAATCTGCAAGGTAACTACGTGCAGTACCTGCTCGACCCAGCTGCTCAGCAAGCAGACTACCTGAAGAACTTGCAGTCATCGTTTGACGCGATTGGCGTTAAGACTCAGAATGGTTGGAAAGAAATCACAGGTAAGTACATCAGCAGTTTTTCTTTGTTTGGCGGATTTGTTTGGAAGACTTTTAAAGAGCTCATTCCAGATATGGTTTCGGCAAAACTGCCAACAACCATCGCTGAATACAAAAAGCTAGTAGACGCTCAAGACGCATCAACAGAAGCTGGCAAGCGTCAGCGCGACGCCTTGCTTGAGTTGGCTCCACAGTTTGCAGCGTACATTGATTCAATTGAGCAGGCTAAAGCTGCAATTGCGAACCAGCGAACTGGATTAGAAAACACTCTGCTGAATTTGCAGGGCGATACGGTTTCTTTACGCGCCCGTGAACGCGCTGCATTGGACGAGACCAACCGAGCCCTGTACGACAAGATTACAGCCCTGCAAGATGCCAATGCGGCCCAAGCATCGGCAGATCAAGCTGCGGCAGCTCGCAAGCAGGCAGAGGATGCTATAGCGCAGGAGCGTGCAGGTCTTGACAAGCAGATTCTGCAATTGCAAGGTGACACGAAGGCTCTTCGCGAGTTGGAGCGTGCGGCATTGAGTGAAACAAACCGTGCTTTATACGATCAGATCGTTGCATTGGAAGACGCAAAAACAGCTGCGCAAGCAGCATCTCAGGCTGAGCAAACTCTTGCAGAAGAACGAAATAGAGTCGCCGAGGAGCGAAGCAGTCTTGAGATGCAGCTTTTGCAAGAGACAAACAATGTGGCTGAGATTCGCAAAATTGAGCTGGCATCGCTGGATGAGTCAAACCGCGCGTTGCAAGAGCGCATCTGGGCGTTGCAGGATGAGAAGGCAGCACAAGAGGCTCTGCAACAAGCCAGCCAAGGCACTGTCAGCGAGATCGAGCGACTCAAGCAATCCATGTCTGGATCGGCAGCTGCCCAGTCCGCTGCCGCGTTGCAAGCTCAGTTTGCGACCACAACAGCTCAGGCCCGTGCCGGTGATCTTACTGCGCTATCCAAGCTGCCAACAATCAGCACCGCATTGGAGCAAGCGTTTACCCTTACCGCCAGCACGGCAAGCGAAGTTGCCCGTATGCGCGGCTTCTTGGCTGGTAGCCTGTCTGAGACTCTGGCTGTGCTCGGCGCCGGATCGGCAGAAAAGGCGATTGCAACGATTTCATCGGTTGACCTGACGAATAGCC